TTAAGCGGCGTTCAGCGCGGCGGCTGCGGCAGTCGCCTCGGCCAGCGTCACGCGGTAGGCGCAACGGTCGGTCTTGCCGACGTGATGTGCGCCGTAATGCGTGACGATCCGCTTCACGCCTTTGGCTCGCTCGCTGATCATTGACACGTCATCAAGGCCGTCCTCAATTTCTAGGATGGCAACGTTGCGATACTGCGCCTTGACGCTGGTCGGCATCTTCGCGCTGCTGGTCTTGACGATGTAAGCCATGGTCGTCTCCCGTGTTGGTAGGGGCCGAAGCCCCCGGTTGTGGTCAGTAGTGATGGCGCGAACCGACGTAGTTGAAATCCTCGGTGGGATCGTCGCGCAGGCGGTCAAAGTTGATGCTGATCTTCTTCCCATATCCGTAATCGGAACCGGGATCGTCGTATCCATATGTCCCGATTTCGATCTTGGCGGCGGTAAGAAGTTGCATGATTTGCGCCTTCAATTCCCGCTGCTCGCCGCTGTCGCGTGGGGCGTATCCGATGTTGATGCTGACCCAGCCGTGACCCGTGCCGCGCGAACCTTTGACGCTGACCCCGTATCCGGCGAATGCCTTGGAGAGGAGAGCCTTGATGGCGCGGTTGCGTTCGGCTGTGGTCATCGTCTGCGTTCCTTCCTGTGGGTTTGAGCTATTCGGCGTCCATCTCCGCGCGCATGGCGGCGAACGCATCGTCGGTCATGCATCCCGGATTACCATCCCATCCGGATGCAATAACGGCCTCGGCAATCTCCTGCGTGGCTTCGTGTTCGGCAGCAGCAAAAGAGAAAATCGTCGTCTTGTTCATGTGCCGAGCGCCGCGTGGCGATGCGGCGGAACCGTCACTGCCCCACAGTTCCCAGCAGACTTTGCCGTTAAACTCGCTGCGACGGATTTCGTAGGCGTATCCGTCGCAGCTTAGGATTTCGTCCATTGCTTGGGGCGCGGTGAGCGCGTTGCCAAAAATCCGGTCGGTGTCGTTGCAATCGAACACGGTGTAAGTGGCTTCCTGAATGTGCATGTCCTGCGCCCTTTTCCCCGGTCCGGCCATCCCGTCCCGATGACCTACTTTCGCCTATTCCCAACCCAAACGCAAGCGGGAAGGTTGGGAAATGGCGAATTATTTTCGTTGACACCCAACCGGCCGGGGTGGCACGGTCGGGGCATGCAAGAGCTATCCATGTGCGAGATCATCAAGCGAGCCGGCGGCCGGGGGAACCTGGCACGGGCAACGGGCGTCGAGAAATCAACTCCGCACTCGTGGCACCGGCTGCCGGCGCATCACGTCGTCACGGTCGCGGCGCTGATCGACTGCGAGCCGTGGCAGTTGCGGCCGGACGTTTTCCCCCGGCCTGTGCTGAATGAGGGATGGTGCCGTGATTACGATTGACGCTCTCTATTGGCCCAAGCCCGTCATCACGCGGGACATGCGCGCATGGGCGGTCCGTGCAATCAATGCCGGGCGGTCTAATAAATGGGTCGCGCGTGAACTTGGCGTGAAACCTGGCACTGTAGGCCAGTGGGTCCGCGATAGCAGTGACCGCACCGCTCGCCTGGAACGCCTCTGAGATGCCGGGGTCAACCCTTTGTGTGGTTGTCGTCTCTCCCCCGGCTGGCGCGGCGGACGGCGCGGCTGTGATCCGCTCACGGCGCCTCCGTCGCGCCTCCCATTGCTCGGCACCCCTTACCCGTCTTGGCGGGCGCGTGGGGGATGCCGGAGCATCGCACGGCGGTCGGGCCGCATGGTCCGCCCAGCGCGGCCGTCGTGCTTCGTGTCCCTCTGGCATGCGGGGGTCCGTAGAGTCGGGCAGCATGCTCTCCTCCCCTAAACTGCCGGCCGGGTTCGCTCGGTCGGCGCTTTTTGCCGGTAGGCGCGGATGTTGAAGGTCCTCGACCTGTTCAGCGGCATCGGCGGTTTTTCCCTCGGCCTGGAACGGACAAGCGGTTTCGAGACCGTGGCGTTCTGCGAGATCGACCCATTCTGCCGGCGGGTGCTGGCGAAGCATTGGCCAAAGGTCCCGATCCATGACGACATTCGCACGCTCAACGCCGATTGGCTGGCCGAAATGGGAGCGTGGCCCGATGTCATATGCGGCGGCTTCCCCTGTCAGGACCTGTCCTACGCCGGCAAAGGCGCCGGCCTTGCCGGAGAGCGATCCGGCTTGTGGCGCGAATACGCCCGGCTTATTGGCGAGATACGACCCCAATACGTGCTTGTGGAAAACGTCGCAGCTTTGCTTGGGCGGGGGCTTGGAGACGTTCTCGGCGACCTGGCCGCGCTCGGGTATGATGCGGAGTGGCATGTCATTTCGGCTGCGGACGTTGGGGCGCCCCATCTCCGCGAGCGGGTCTGGATCGTGGCCTACCCCGACGTCCACCGACAATCGGAACAGGGGATCATGGATGTGCCCGAACGTGCAACGCCGCGTGGCAATCGGGAAGCAAATATCTTTATCCCAGTCCATCCACCGATGGCCAACCCCAACGGCCCGAGACTGGAAGGATGGATCAGCGCAATCCTGCATGAACGTGCCGGACAACGGCTTGCTGGGCCGCGTAGTGCATCGATGGGCAACGCCGACGGTGTGCGGGAACCACAACAGGAAGGGGGCCCCGGCAACGTCTGGGGACGGACTGGCGACGCAAGCTGGTGGCAGTCTGAACCCGACGTGGGTCGAGTGGCTTATGGGGTTCCCTCTCGCATGGACCGACTCAAAGCCCTCGGAAACGCCGTCGTCCCGCAAATTCCCGAGTTGATAGGTCGCGCTATTATGGAGGCAAACCCATGAACATCCAGCCCGGGCGCTACACCGCCTGCCGCCCCGGCTACACGGACAGGATCGTGACCGGCCTAACGCAGCGAGGCGTGCTGTTCTATCCGTCCGCGCAACCGCTCCGGCCAATGGAGACGCCTACCGCGGACTTCATGACGTGGGCTGAGATTGCGCGGGTGATCCGGAAATGAGCAGGCCGATCGCCCGCGAACACATGCTCCAGGTCGCGCTTGTGAAATGGTGCCGCGAGGCCATCGCCACCCCGCACACGCTGCTGGCGTTCGATCGGTCCCGCGCGTTCGGCCAGTTTTCGCACATGCGGGAGAAGGCGCGCGGAGTGAAAGCCGGAACGCCCGATACCCTGCTGATCGTCGCGGGCGTGCCGCCGATCTGGGCAGAGCTTAAAGCTCCCGGCAACAGGCCGACAGCCGAGCAAGAAGCCATGGGGGACACGCTCATGCGCCTTGGCTGCTACTGGTCCTGGGCAACCTCGATCGGCACCTATCACGCCTGGATGGTGGCGCTTGGCATCCGGCTGCATCCCAACGCCGAACTACTGGCGACGCTGGCGGATGCGGGCGTGCTGGCCAAGATCGGTCGGGCCGAGATTAAAGCCGGCAAGGCGCCTCGATCCTACAAGCCTCGCGAGGAAAAGCCGACTGCGGCGCGTCTGCGGAAGGTCGCGGCCGTGCGCGATCGGGTGCGGTTTTGACCCCGCCGCCCGCGCAACTCGGCGACAAGATTGACGGCCGCCGCGAGGGCACATGCCCCGCCGGCAGGATCGTCATGGACCAAGCTCGCCGCGAGGGCGAGGTCGTCGCCGCTCGGCTGCGGGTTGCTGCGCACGAGTGCGACCTGATGCTGGCGTGGGACGACCGCGAGGCAATCAACGACATCACCCGCGAGCTACCGCCGCTTAAGTGGCACGGGTTTATCCGCATGGGCGACGGCAGGGAATGGCGCGTGTCGATCGACCCGGCGACGTGGGTGATGACCTGGCACGAGCCGCTGGTGGCGCGGGTGCCGCTTAGGGCTTGACGCGTCACACCTAAAGTAAAAACAAATGACGGAGAGAGATAATGCGAGACGAATACAGCGAGTTCATACTCGGTAAACAGCAACTAGGCACGCGCGACGGGTTCAAGCCCACGTTCATGCCGTCGTTCCTGAAAGACTTTCAAGGCATCCTGACAGAATGGGCGGTTGAAATGGGGCGCGCTGCCCTGTTGGAAGATTGCGGCCTAGGCAAGACGGTGCAACAGCTCGTGTGGGCCGAGAACGTGGTCCGCCATACCAACCGGCCGGTTCTGATCCTGTCGCCGCTGGCGGTCACACAACAGACCGTAGCGGAGGCGGCAAAATTCGACATCGAGGCGCACGCCTGCCCTGACGGCAAGCCCCGGCCAGGTATCAACGTCGTGAACTACGAAAGGTTGCACCTGTTTGATCCGAACGACTTTGCCGGCGCGGTGTGCGATGAAAGCTCCATCCTCAAATCGTTCGACGGCCAGCGCAAGCAGGACATCACCGAGTTCATGCGCCGGATGCGGTATCGCCTGCTATGCACCGCGACCGCCGCGCCGAACGAATACACCGAGTTGGGCACGTCATCCGAGGCGTTGGGATACCTCGGGTATATGGACATGCTGACCCGGTTCTTTAAAAACAATCAGGGAAACAGCATCAAACCGCACCAGTCCCGCCAGCGAGGCCAGCAACTCGACGACAACGCTAAATGGCGGTTCAAGGGCCATGCCGAGGTTGCGTTCTGGAAGTGGGTTTGCTCATGGGCGCGTGCCGTCCGCCGCCCGTCCGATATCGGTTGCTCGGATGATGGGTTCATTCTTCCTCCCCTGGTCGAACGGTCGCATCTGATCGAGGTCGATCGCCCGCCGTCCGGTATGCTGTTCACCCTCCCCGCCATTGGGCTTGCGGAACAGCGCGAAGAACGCCGCCGGACGATCCGTGAGCGGTGCGAAAAAGCCGCCGCGCTAGTAGCCGACACAGGACAGCCCGCCGTCGTGTGGTGCCATCTGAATGACGAGGGCGACCTACTCGAAAGCCTGATCCCCGATTGCGTCCAAGTGTCCGGCAAGGATACCGACGACGCCAAGGTGGAGAAGTTCGGCGCCTTCCTGTCCGGGGATGCGCGGGTGATGGTCACTAAGGGCAAAATCGGCGCGTGGGGTCTCAATTTCCAGCATTGCGCGCACTCGGTCGCGTTCCCGACCCACTCGTTCGAGGAATACTATCAGCAGGTCCGCCGGTTCTATCGGTTCGGGCAGACCCGGTCCGTCGTGTCGGACATCGTGACGACCGAGGGCGAAAAGTCCGTCCTGAAGAACCTGCAACGCAAGGCCATCGCGGCCGACAAGATGTTCAACGACTTGGTGTCCTACATGAATGACGCCATCGGGGTTGAGCGATCCATCGAGTTCAAGAAAAACGAGGAGATGCCGTCATGGCTGTGATCGATCAATTCCTGACCGACCGCTTCGCGCTTTACAACGGCGATTGCGTTGAGGTCATGGGCAAAATACCTGACAAGAAAATCGCGCTTTCCATCTACTCCCCACCGTTCGGTGGCCTGTTCCAATACAGCTCATCCGATCGCGACCTGTCCAACTGCCTGGATTATGACGGGTTCTTCCGGCATTACGAGTTTGTGGTGAAGGAATTGACCCGGATCACTATGCCGGGGCGCATGACGGCGGTGCATTGCATGGACGTGCCGACCGGCAACACGGGCACGGATGGCTACCTGGATTTCCCGGGCGACATCATCCGGTTGCATCAGCGCCTCGGCTGGAAATACGCCGCACGCCGGGCAATCTGGAAAGAGCCGCTGGCCGTGCGTTTACGGACCATGGCCAAGAACCTGGCACACGCGACGATCGTCGAGGACAGCGCCAACGCGGGCGTTGCTGGTGCCGATTACCTGCTGGTGTTCCGCGCTCCGGGGGAAAATAAGGTCCCGATCGCGCATCCGTGCGGGCTGTTGGACTATGCCGGGGAGCGCAAGCATCCGGCCGACGTGCTGAAATACCGGGGATGGACCGGCAATCAGATTGAGAACCGATACAGTCATTGGATATGGAGACAGTATGCCTCGTCGTTCTGGGATGACATCCGCATCAAGCGCGTGTTGCCGTTTCAGGACGCCCGCGACGATCAGGACGAAAAGCACGTCCATCCACTACAGCGCGACGTGATCGAACGGGCAACCATCCTGTGGTCCAACCACGGCGAAACCGTGCTGACACCGTTCATGGGCGTCGGGTCCGAGGTATTCGACCCGGTTCGCCTTGGCCGCAAGGCAATCGGGATCGAGCTGAAGCCGACCTACTATCGGCAGGCAGTCAAGAACATGGCGCAGGTTGACGCGCCTCCGTCTGAGACGCTGGAATTGGAGATCGACCCGGACACCTTCCCGTCGATGGACACACAGGCCGCATGACCATGACATTCCCGGATGCGTTCAAGGCGCACGTAATCCCCCGCATCCGGCGAATGATCACCCATCAGGCCGCGCGCGTCCACGAAGGCGAAGCCACGTTCGGGGAGGCCCACGACGCCATCATGCGGCGCGCTA